GATTGTCATAGTGTCGACAGGCCTCAGCCTGTGCAGCATCAACTTTTGAAGGCCTCATTGATACTATTAAAAGAATCATTACAGCCAGTGCGAGCACTGCCAGAACTGTAATTGTGATGGCTGAAATTTTGACTAACCGTTTCATGTGATCCTCATCCATAAAGCTCAGGGTCAGGAGCATACCCGATGAGCCATGTGCTGATCACGCTGCTTTGCCTTACAGCAACCGGAGTATGTTCACTTTTGCCGTTCCCGTTCGATTTGCCGGATGGCGGCCTTGTCACGGTTACACTGTTCAACAACGCTAAGCAATCGTTCATTCAACTCCAGACTCTCTCCCCAGGTAAGCGGCTCTGGAATAGGCGGCACTTCGCAGTCAGCCAGCAGACTTGCCGGTATCGGCACGGGCGGAACCGGAACGTACTGTGTCACTGTGCGCGCGCAGCTGGTCAGCAGCGTGACGAGGAACAGGTTCAGAGGCACAGCTGTTACCTTTGACCAGCTTCCGGATGACCACCACTCTTCGTTCGCTTTCTGCATTACTGGCCTGATTATCATTGTGCGTTGCCCGGGCGATGTCGTTGAAGAGTGCTGTAGCCTTCAGGACGTTAATCGTCATCACTTCAGCTGAGGTCTTTTCCTGCACCAGTTGCCTGTTCTGTCTGTTGAGCCGGGCTTTAGAAATGGACTGAAGCTTAATCGTGACACCCAGTCCTGTAGCCAGGACAAGCAGCAGCCCTATCACAACGGCATCCCACTGAATTCTGTTTAAGGTCATCACCGTTCTCCGCCAGACATAGTGCACGCTCAGTTTCGCGGCGGTTCATCAGCCCTTTCCATTTTCTGCCGCCCGCAAAGACCCAGCGGCGCAGTTCATTGCACGCGCCTGTTTTATCGCCTGCGTTGAGTTTTTTCAAAAGTGAAGATCGGGAAAAAGCGTCAGTACCGGTGTTATAGGCAAAGCTGTAAAGTGCGGCGCGCTGGTAATCGCTGAGGGAGACCGTGACAACATTGTCAACGACGGCCTGAACGGGTTTCAGGTCTGCGCGCAGCAGAGTGTCGCACTCCCTGTCGGTATAGGTTTTGTTTCTGACAATATCGGTGCCCGTATGACCATCACATACCGTGAGCACACCGGCGACATCGCGATACGGTACATAACGACGACCTTCCAGACCATCCGGACCGCCCAGCAGCGTAATAGCCAAAGCCAGGGCGCCCGCACCAGCTGCAGCCAGAAGTCTGTTACGCATCGCAGCGGAGATAGCCATGATTCAGCGCGGCTCTTCCTTGCAGGTGCAGCGCAGCGCCCTGATCTCTGCCAGTGTTGCTTTACGCCTGTAATACCAGTTGGTGATACAGGTAACGGTCGCAATGCTGATACCGACCAGCACGCCTACAGCACTCCACTCATCGGGACTGAAGTAAGTAAGGACACCATGGAGTACAGATCCCACTGATGCGCTGTAAGCAACACCGGTTGTGAATTTGCTCATCGTGGTTTGCCGCGCAGAGTAAGGAGGAATGAAACCTGAGCTGGAGGGTGAACGGGGTGCAGTGACGGCACATCCGGCCATAAAAAAAGCCCTGACAAAGATGACAGGGCTGAATAAAAATCTCTCGAGGGTCATTTACCCATCGTTGGAGCCAAAATAACACAAAAAATGGAAAAGTAAATAGTGTGCGATAACATCGTCATGTAAATTATCGTTCGCTATTTAGTAATGCGCGATAACGCTTTCTCTGCCCAGGATTCTTCCCGGTGCAACTCGGCAATCAAAAACTCGTGTAGTTGCTTCACGCTTTTGTGCCAGGTATCCAGCGTAATAGCGTCCGTGACCTGACACACTGCCCTGTATACAACAGCTGAAGAGATACGCTCAAAGCCCCGTCCGGAACACCGCTTACAGGGCTGATAAACCGGCACGCCCTGAAAACGTGTCCTCGTCCGGTTAACTGACTGACCGCGCCCTTTACAGTCTTTGCAGGCAGCGCGCACGACACCTTTCCCTCCGCATTTGCTGCAGCATTTTCCTTTACGCAGGCCTGTGCCGTTACAGGCGTGACATGACGATGTTGCATCCGGGCTGCGCGCATAATCGAGAAAGGCATAGCCTGCAATAACCGTGATGATGGCCATACGCTCATCTTCAGGCAGTTTTGTGAGGGCCGGATAACGCGCAGATGCACGCAGACCAACGAACGCCAGTAATCGTATGGCGCGGTCTCGGTCATAACGACTGAGATGCATTTTTCCGAAGAAGGCAGAATAACCGAGGGGAGCGTGCTTCTGCACCATCCCCAGTGCGGCCATAACATCACTGCCGGTTATGGCATCAGGTGACAGAGGTGACTGGCCAGCAAAGGGCGTGACAGAACGCGGGGAGTGATACTTAACAACACTTTCAAGCTTCATCATGATGACTCTGTGCCGGTAAGACAGTGACCGGCACTATGAGTCCGTTCAGATTCATTTTTCTGAATGACGGCAGAGGCGTTCCGCAGAGTGAAAAACGAATTTCTGAACAAACTTTTCCTTTGGCAGTTCATGCCTGCCCTTCCCGGTCACCCGACACCATAATTCAATGAGCGCTTCACCCGTATGATGCCGGGGGCTGGCCCCTTTCTTCCATCCGATAAGTGTGGAGGCAACCACATCCAGTTCATCCGCAATGTCCTGCAGAGAGTAACCAAAACGGCTCAGGTCTGTGAGTATCCGGAACCAGTCGATTTTATGAATATTGATGACGGGCACGCGACTTCCCCCGGTGATCAAAGTCTGAGTAAATCTTTGAGATTTCTCACGCCAAGTTTGTTGGCGCAGTTTTTACGGTGCTGATAGAGCGTTGTGGTTTCAATTCCCAGCTTTGAAGAGTGGTGCACGGCATCAACACCATTCAGAAAACCATCAATTACGGCAAGCTCCCGCACAGATATTTTGCAGTTTACTCTCATAGAGCGCTTCCTGTTCAGATAGTGCTCGAGCACAAAAGAGATGTAGGTGACGGGTAACGATATATCCAGTATGTACTCCATATCACAAACGCGATTCATAAGAGTTCTTTTCCGCATGGTAAGCAGAGCATGGTTGTCTGTGAACACCAGTACATTGCCATTCGTTTTACGTAATAACGTCAGAAAGGTGCTGAACCAGTGGGGAAAAAAGTCATTATATCCGAGACAAAGAACAGCGAGCTGATAATACCCAGAATACCTGGTCGGTATCTGAACACGAAATTGCTGAAAATCATTGCACGATAATACAGACAAATGCCTTTTGCTGCATTCGGCGTCAATAAGACTGAATAAACCCTGATGTAAAATGTTATTTTCTCCGATAAAAATAACACGACAATCTTTACTTTTCATATCATGTTTCCGTCTCTAGCAGCTCAGGTAAAAAGAAATAAACCACGCGCTTCCTGTAAGGTGCATTATTACTACTCATATCCTGAGAGATATTCAATGCAATCGTTTGCCATGAAAAATGTGTAAAGCGGAAAAGTTCAAATAACAGCTTGAATTTAAAGATAAAAAATTAACACTTTATAATCTTTAGGACTAACTTTCAGAATCCCATTAGCACCTGTTCCTAACCGACAACACGCCAGACAAACAGTATTTCTAACCTGAGACATTTATTTTAAACATTAAGAAATTACATGTAATACTTTAAAGCGCAGACGGTTGATCAAATAGATGGCATGTTAACATCAGCCCTCATTGTAAATGAGGCAGTCAATAAAAAGGGAATCAGCTACGCATCTCAATAAACGATTCACTTCACATTGATAATTGATATTATGTGCTGAATGAATTTCTGCACATTCACAGTATTTCCGGCATGGACTTTCCGGACAGGATTTCAGGCTGCTAATCTCATCGCGTACTGTATATAATCGGCTATGTTTTTCAGCTTATTAACCTGCAGTTATGAACATTCATCCATGATAAATTACTGCCTCAGGATCACGTTAACTCCCCACCTGCGCGTCAATAAGATATTCATCAGCATATTTTCAGCTTTCTGCTTCACCTTCTTCATATCAGTTCAACGTTGCATCTTTTTAGCCCACGCTGATAACGAAAATAGTCATCAGGCATGCAGGACGTCAGTGGCTGACGTCAAACATTACTTAGCCATGGGAAGATCTGCAAATCTGGTCGTGTATGCCGGCGACAACATTTCTCTCTTCATTTCCCAGGATTTCTGAATACCCTGTCCCGCAAAAAACAAACTCGCCTTACCGCTCTGATTAAGCCCGTCGACAACACGCATCAGGGCCTCGCTGTTTGCCTGCGGCTGGTATTCGTCAAACAGACTAAGCTGAGCCACGCCCTGACTATAAAAGTCGCCCAGCATGATGCCCGCTTTCATATAGCGATGTCCGTCCACCCAGATCCTGTCCAGCGCGTCCATAGCGACCCGGATAATATCGCGGGTGTCGTTTGAGGGGATCAGCAGCCTGCCGGTTGCCTGATTACCATAAAACACCTCACCGTCGGCATGCGGGCTGGTCCGGACAAAAACGGCTATCTGCCTGCAGTACTGCCTTTCTTTTCTCAGCTTTTCAGCGGCGCGTTCGGCAAAGGCACACACCGCCTGGCGCATATCCATGTATACGGTGATACGGGAACCGAACGAACGTGAACAGACAATCTGCTGTTTGGTGGGTGCAAATTCCTCGAGCGCAAGACATGACTCGCCGCGCAGCTCCCTGACGGTACGCTCGAGTACAACATTGAAGTGTTTACGGATGATCCAGGTACTCTGTTCTGCGAGATCTCTGGCCGTGGTGATACCCATTGCATTGAGCTTTTTACTGATTCGCCTCCCCACTCCCCATACATCCTCAACAGGCACAAGCGCCATCAGCTTTCGCTGCCGGTCGATATTCGACAGATCGACGACGCCGCCAGTCTGCTTCCACTTCTTGGCGGCATGGTTTGCCAGCTTGGCCAGCGTCTTGGTCTGGGCAATGCCCACGCCCACGGTCAGGTGTGTGTTGCGTTTGATCGTCTCACGCACTTCCCGTCCGAAGTTTTCCAGTACCATGCAGTTGCGCACACCGGTCAGGTCCAGGAACGCTTCATCAATTGAATAGATTTCCACGCTGGGGGCCATCTGCTCCAGCGTTGTCATTACCCGGCTGCTCATGTCTGCATACAGCGCATAATTACTGCTGAATACATGGATCCTGTGCCGCCTGATGTCCTCCCTGAGTTTGAAATAGGGTGCACCCATAGGAATGGCCAGCGCTTTAGCTTCCGCACTCCGGGCGATGACGCAGCCATCATTATTGCTCAGAACCAGAACCGGCTTGCCGCGCAGGTCAGGCCGGAACACCGTCTCACAGCTGGCGTAAAAAGAGTTCACATCCACCAGCGCAAACATCACATGCCGCCATTCGGGTTAAAGACCTGGAAGGTGCGTTCCTCTCCTTCCGATGCTGAGATATCCCGGAAATCTGACTTGTGCGCTTCTATCCATCTGTTTGCTTCCCTGGCGCTGAAGTGCCAGTTGAGCTGCTGGAGTTCTTTTATAAAGTCGAGTGTGCTCACGGTGTAACGCCCGCGCGCGTCGCGTTTAATGGCAAGCCTGAAGGCATCTTTTATCTCGTAATCGCGTGGCATGCTAAATACCTGTGAAATGACTGTATGTATAAACAGTAATTATAATCAGTGGTTTTGAGCAAGCTGATGAGGTTTGGAGTTTTGTAAATGCAGTCTGAAACGTAGCGTTTGCGTTATCATGGATTTTAATGCTGCTAAAAATATATTTTATGATTTAATCTGCTATCAGAATTTAATCATCAAACGCAAATTCCATCCCGTACATCATGGTCTTTTACCCGGTAATGAAGTCAAATACTGAACGGTAGTCAGAATTGTGCCTGATGAAGTCTCACTCATCCGGCATCCTGGCAAGCAGGATTGAGGTGCTATGAAAGATTTGTGATATGCGCTAAAGAAGTTTGATGGTCATCCAGGGGACATGCTGGTACTTTTGCTGTCGAACATAACAAAAAATGGGGCCCCGGGGCCCCATACGTTTACTACTGAATCTTCAGCAACCGCTATTCAGGTAAAGCGTAAACCACCACCGGGTCGCCCACCTGATCCTTGAGGATGGTATTACCGCCGGCGACAAAAGCCACGTACTGACGGCCTTTATACTCATAGACAGAAGGGTTTGCTACCGCCGGGGCTTCCGCCGCAATAACGGCAAAGCCTTTACCATGCTCACCGGCCCGGGTAGCTTTAACGGCCGCGTTTAAGGCGACAATATTCGTCTGAAATGAAATGCCATCAATGACAAAGATAATTTCCTTAATCTGCCCTGCCCTGCTGCTTATTTTCTCCCTAGAACCCAGCACTGATTCCATTGCCTGCCGCCACGCAATACCGCGCTGGCCATATCCCGGCATCTCTGTAAGCACAAATCTGGCTTTCGCAGTAAGACGGAATCAATCAGAAGACCAGCGGTGAGTGAAGATGCTAGACATAATCAGGATTAGGCGATTAGTCCTGTTTGCTGAATTTAAGGTGCAAATATGCGGGGCTAAATCAGGTAAAAATAATGAAAAATCTCTATTAGTGCATTTGACGTAACTGATGCACGTAATGAACTATTGAGCCTGCCCGGTGAAGCACAGCATGAGAACCCTTGATTTCTCTCATGCTGATAAGTTTGAAGCCCTGAGGGAACGTAGGTAAGCACCAGCCGGGAAAGTGATGCAGAGATTAAAGGCAGGGACTTTTTTTGTCGGGTGAATTTCGTTTTATCAGGGTTCCCCTTCAGCGGTAAAAGTCACTGCAAGACAAGATGTTTTTTTCACTTCAACTAACGAGGTTTAAGATGAGTATTAATCCCTACGGTGCCGATCTTTTTACAGCGTTTTATAACTCAAACGATGCAGATATTGCTTCACAATTAGTTAACGGGCGTCTGTCTGATTCATTTCAGGATCACTCGCCTGTATTTGGCGCAAAACCCGATAAAACAGGGTTTGAGAACAGCGTGCGCTT